AGACCAGCTCTTCAGTTGAAGAAACGCTGATTTATGAATCAGCATTGAGGATATTAATGAACTCGCCGGATTAAATAAAAGTGTCTTGATTGATAGCACTCTGAAATAGACCGCCGTGAAGCGACCTTTTGCACAGTGTTATTTTTTTATTTGAACGGCCAGAAGCAGGAAATCAACAGCATGGAGAAGATATGAAAAGGCCCCCACCGGGAGTCCAGTAAAGCATTTGGTTTAAAGCGGTGGTATCAAGGGACCTTCTAACACCTCGACCTCGTTGTTGTTGCAGATGTCACAGCCACGTGTCAAATACCAGACACCCTTAACTATCTTGCCGGAGAGCATGTCTTCCACTTGTTCATTTTGAAAATAAGCAACCTGAACGACATTGACATGACGTATCCAGTAGAAGCCTTCTCTCATATTTTTATCTCCTCTTGCCTGTAAGTCCCCATCCAAATCCATTTGCCGGGTTTGAGGGTAAACATAAGTCATAATCTGGGCCAGGACAGACAATGAAAGTAAGAACGTATAAAAAACTATAACGATCCGCCATCAAGGACTCGAATCCCGAACCGCAGAGGTAGAAGCTCCGTGCCCTCTCCCGTTGAGCTAATGGCGGATAAAAAAAAGACCAGCGTTCAGAGAGGCTGGCCTCAGGTAAAGGGTTGTCGACACCCCGAGCTTTACAGCTCACCCTGAATCGTTATCAAGAGAGTCAATCCATTCCTTAAAAAGGATAGCTCAGGAAAAAATCAACCTTAAACTAAATTTAATTAAATTTTTGGAAAACAGGCTGGATCACATTTGGCCGGGAAGACTGGCTCGCCTGCCATGAAGGTTTGCCGGGATAAAAAAAGACCTGTTCGGATAAACAGGTCCCAATCAGGTAGAGTATTTCTGGTGCCTCCCGGTGAGACGCTGACTGGCTTCATCGTCCCGCATGCATATATATCAACAAAGGTAGCCAGTATTGCCCCTCCGCAAAGGGGGATTCACCATGCCATTATTGGAATATGGACTGTCAAAGAATGCAATTTGAGCATAGCCCTGCCAGCCCGGTATGCAATGCAACTTAAAAGCGACTTTTCAGAACTGGGAAGTCCGTCAGAAAAATCGTTATCCTATTATTTTACGGAGTGACAAGAGCACCGCGCCAGGCGCATCAAGTTGCTTATCGTTGTCCCGGGTTACGCTTGTGAGCATGAGGCCAACCAGCCCGGAACCGTAACCCCCGGCAAACAAGGAATGATGAAGTATGCAGAGCGGCGGAAAATAGACAGGTCTGCTGCTGTGGCAACACTGAAAACTGCACCAGCGAACGCGCCAAACATGACACCATAATCAATGCCGGTCAGCAGCACGTACAGGCTTGCACCGGTTAACGCACTCGCAGCTGCGACAGCCCCGGATAATGGTTCGGACATTTAGCCCCCTCTTATTTCCGTGAGTCCTCTCAGAATTGAGGGGAAATAAAAAAGCCGCCATTTGGCAGCCTGATTCAGCTATTAATATTACGTTACTTTCGTAATTCTTTTTTTAGATCATCTAGCCAATCATCATCGCCTCTCAACTTAGCGACACGACCTTCAATATTAGTTAATGGTTTATAAGCTGCATATTTACCAATCGCACGAGCTGAATGCTCTCCTGCAACTCGATAATTTTGGAAATCTAATTCAAGTCCGTGCTGCTCTGCTCTCATACGGATGTAACCACGGAGCATGTTCTCGCGAAAACGAAACCAAGCAGGACGGTTACCTAATGCTGGGATTATGATACAACCAAAAGCAGGTTTTTTTAGCGCACTAAACTTCCGTTCGAATGTGGATTTGTCTAGCGGAACCACATCGAGTGACTTGCAGATTTTAACGTAGGATTCGGAGATGTGAGTTTTATGGCGAGTAAGATCTGCCATGTCTGACATTGCCCAAATTATGTGTTTATAAGACTCATCCCGCCCTTCTGTGGCATCGGTATAGCTTTGCCTTAACGTTTCAGACACAGAATCAATGGCATCATTTAACCCCTTGATAAATAGAGAGTAATCAATTGAATTAAATTCTTTGATTGAGCTTTGGCAGGTTAAAAGAATTTTCTCACAAATCAGGTGAATATAGTTTGGAAACCCATCACTAAGACCAGCTATTTTATAGCGAACGGACTCCTCAACGATTAAACCAAATTCGTTAAAAGCATTGTCAATAATTTGGAAGCGGCCATTCCAAGGTAAGCTATCGAGATGAACCTGATGAATCTGGCGCTCACTAGATTTATGGCCACCGATCAAAGTTACCAGTGAATCACCAATCCCAGTGAAGATCAATTTGACCTCACAGGCCTGATCACCTAATTGTTTGATGAGTGACCCGAATTTTTGACGTTCTAAATCTGACTCAATTTGGTCAAACTCATCGATTACTATGTAAGGAACTTTCGAGTGCGCTGTTGTTAAAAACTGTAAAGCACGAACAGCAGCTGAAACAGATTCAATATTTATTTCAGTATTATTAATTTTTTGATTTTTGCCTGCGCTGATACCACCTATACCGGCAACATTTAGACCAACAGACCAACCTTGCGTATCTATTTTCTTATCTTGCGGGATGCCACGCAAAATAATGTCGTTCATCACACTAGAGAATGTAGATTCTTTTTCACAACCTACCAATATCGGGTCATTCTCTTCCTGAAGTTTGAATGCAACCGTTTGAGCTAACGATGTTTTGCCAACGCCTCGGTCACCATAAATAAATGCATGTCTACCAGTTGCATATAGAGCTAGCTCTAGATCAGTTACATGCTTTTCACGACCAAATAACAGCTCCATTGAAACCACAGGACCTGTTGGCCGCAAAACTTTATGCAGCTTATGCATAAAGTCTCGCAATGAGAGACCGCCACAGAGCATTTTAATTCTCCAGAATTTGTTTTGAAAACTATACCATTAATCTATCTTTATAGCCTTCCTGAAAGTAAAAAACCCGCTCGATGGCGGGTTTCTTTTTGTGTTACTGCTCAGTTCGTCTTAACGTCCCGAGCCTACCACTATTTAAGCACTTTTTTGCTCACTCTGCAACATGAATCTGTCGCCATTTGTGCCGAACGCGTCGCAAACTGGAGCGTAAAGGATCGATTCTGTCAGACTTAACCATGTGTCAATGCGGCGGCGGCAAGTGATCAGTGTCCAGTCAGGGTGTTTCGCATGAAGCTCATTTGCCATCTGGAGCTTGCTCTTGCGCAGTCTATAGCGGTCAACAATTACAACGTAGAGGCCCCGGTGTTCATCATTCATAAGTACTGATGCAATAGTCCTGTCCACTATCAGGCCCTCTTCATCTGTGCAGAACGCTAGGCCACTTTTATTTTTGCTGTTGAGGATTTCACGTAGATACGCTTCAAGCTCAGTTTTACTGATACCGGATTTCTTCATGCGACGCAGCGCATCATTGATGGCTGTCTTGGTGATTTTTGAGGATGCAAGCAGTTGATTGAACATGTTGCCGCCAGAACCGCCACCGATATAAGACCAGCGCCCCCACATGCGTAGTTTTCCCTGAATCCAGACGCTCTCCAGAGTGCGCAGGCGTACGTGCTCCCCTGCCTTACCAACTTCTAATGGGTGAATCATGCCTCTGCCCCTTTCTCTATTTTGATAATAATTTGCCCTTTCTCACCCCAGATCTTCGTAACCCGGCCGTCCCAGATTCGACTGTCGTCATCGAAGATTGCATCCAGCAGCGCCTTTTCCAGGTTGTCCTTGTCTGGCTTCTGTTGGTGAGGTTGCCCGACATGCTCAGCGCGCTTCTTCCTGCTCCAGCTGGCAGGCATCGGAATTACGAACGTAATGTGATAGCCAGACTCGGGCAGCTCGATGCCCAGCAGCCGCACCTGCGCTTTGAAGGCCCAATAAGCAGCGGTTGCAGGTCGTTTATGCCAGCGATCGCGCTGCGTCATACGAGGTTTGCCAATCGGCGTAATGTCATAGGTTTTCATGCGGGCACCACCAGCCCACGGCGGGCGATTTGTATAAGAGTTAATACAATGGCGCGGTCCATGAGTTGTCGGCGCTCATCGCGGGTCAGATTCTTCCCGTTATCAACCTCAGAATGGCAGGTGCCGCAGATAGCAGCGGTAGCGCAGTCGTCGGTTTTCATCCCGATCCCTTTCCCTTCATTGCGATGAGCAACCTGTACGCCCCATGCGCCACACAGGACGCACTGCTCTATCTGGCCAACAGCGGCGAGCCACTTCTTATTTCGATAGATAGCCATGCTCACCCCCACGCCTTGCTTTGCCAGACCCGGCTCGGGCGCGGCGGCTTATTACCTTCAGGCAGGCGGGCGCTAACAGTCCAGGTGATGTAATCGGGATTAAGGCTGCGCTCAGCTATGACGCCGCGGCGTCGGTAATCCACCAGTAGCTGTTCAGCCTGTTGGGTGGTGCAGTCGGTGTGATGGAACCAGGTCTCTTTCATCGACTCAGCTCCCGAAGCTCATTAGCTGCGCAGCGGCGTTCTCGGCCTCCGCCTGGCTGCGGAATGCGCGGGAGAGGATCCAGCGCCAGAGCACATCGAGCGCTGCGCGGTAGAGCTGCTGAAACTCGGTTTCGTCCATATTGGCAAACGCGATGCTGCGGGGGTGCTTGCGGAGTGTGCCGTCAGGCAGCTGGATGGCGTCATAGTGGCCCGCTTCAA